ATTACGTAAGATATAACCCTGTCTAGTTTTTTCTAGCTCCTTTTGGGTCATATAGTGGGTAGCGTCTATGTAGCAGGTGTACTTCGTGCCTGTTTTATCAGCCTTAAACGCTTCGTGCATACGACGCATTGTTTCACCGTTGATACCGTCAATCTTAGGCGTACCAGTGTAAACTCGTTTGCCCTTGTTTCGCTCGGTAATAGGAGCTATCACGTTGACTGCCTCAATCGGAGTGTCAGCGAACTCATCAAACCAATATATTTTACCGTTAGCCCCACGCAAGGCTTCGACGTTAGTAGCACCTAAAGCACGAAACACTGAACCGTTTATCAATGTTCGTCGCATATCGTCTACAGAGTTACTTTGTCCACCGGACGCTAATAGCTCTCTAGGCAAGTGGTCAACCGTCTTAAACCCGTCATCTTCAATGTTAGTCCAGAAGTTATCTAGCCCCATTTTAGCAGTAGGGTAGACCGCTACAGCCGTCATAACATTCCGTACTAAGTCGGGTACTATACCCTCTGAATATATAGTCGTGGTTTTTCCACCCCTTCTGGCGATGACCAACAGTAATTCATCTATATTAGGGTCGTTAAGTGCCTTAACTATCTCTTTTTGATACTCCCTGAGCGGTAGCCTGTGTGCAGGGATATTCATTGGCTAACTACTTCTTAGCTTTAGGAGTGTATGTCTCACCGCCCTCTTGTATAGGCTTGATGCTCTCTAGGTACTCCTGTTCGTATGGAGCATCTTCCTCGTATCTCTTAGCCTGTTTCTCGGCGTTTGCCTCACGAGTATAGACAGCCACCATAAGGTCTCGGTCTGTCACCTCGTTGCCACCATACTTGGTAGCCAAGTCTTGCATTAACTGTCGGTCTTGGCGAGCTACACGCAACTTCGCAACCCACTCCTTACCTAACCTCCAACCCACATCGCTCTGTCGGTTTACACCCATATCAGAGCTTTCAATAATAGCTTTAATTTGTGCTGGTCGCCTAACATATATAGTTTCACCAGTCTTGATGTTGAAAAAATCTATACCTTTGTTCATAATTATTCTCCAAATAATTCCTTTAATGATTCATCTGCGTCGTTGGGGTCAGCTTCACGACCTGTACTGCCCCCATCACCCGATTCATCTAATCTATCTTTAATTGATGGCTTAGACTCAGGTATCTTGGGTTTGTCCTCTATTGGTGGCGTAGTAGTCTGTTGTGCCTGCATATTGCCATAAGCTAATACATAGGGTTCCATAGCGAAATCATAAAACTCCTCAACATCAGGAGCAGATAATACTAAGTTTTTTTGGTCATCTATTGTAACCTGCTTCATATATTGTTTGTATATTTTTTGTTGCTGTTCGGGGAACTTTTCAAATACGGCTTTATATTTATCTAGCACCCTATCTATACCACGACTAAAATTAGAATTAGTCTCAGCTAGATTGCGAGCATCGTCTTTAATCTTGGCTATACTGGTATCAAGCTTATACTGTTCATTTAGAAGCCATTGTTGAGCTTCTTCAATAGACATTGTACCGCCAGATACATCTACCACGTCTTGAGGACTACGAAGCTCCTTACCAGTAGCACTATCTACTAATACATTTGATAAGCCCTCTGGATAATATTGTTTCAACACTTCATCTGTAAGTGTATCTAGCTCTTTGGCAGAAGTACGCTCATCATTACGCATATCAGATATAGCTGTGCGAACATCATCAATAGTTAGGGGTTTCGGCGGTATCTCCTGTCCTTCCTCACGCTTTTCTTCTGTCTGTTGAGCCTCTTTCTCTTCAGCCCTTTCCTCTCCTTCACTGTCATCTGATACTTCGGCTTCTTTAGTTTCTTCTCCTTCTTCAGTTTTAGTAACTTCTTCTTTAACTTCTTCGGCGGTATGTTCAACACTATCATCAACCCTCTCGGTGTTATCAAGGTCTAAGTCTTCACGACCCATCAACTCATCAATATCATCGTCCATTATTGGACCTCCTTTAATTTTTCATTTATCATCAGTTCCATTGTGCCGATTAAAGTAACAGCCCACTTGTTATTAGCGAGTTGTTGTTCTATTGTAAAATGCTTGTCATCTAGGTTTAACCTGTCTATAGTACCGTACTCAGCTTTCATAGCCTTTAGCTCAGTGGATATTTGCTTTAATACAGACACATTAGCTACATCGGGGTCTTTATTATCGGAGCCACCCAAAATACTACTACTTTGAGTAAAATTATAGTCTAAATCCTCATTCATAACTCTTATGTTACATTTTTAGCAACATTATGTAAACGTATCGTAGATTATTCTACATCATAGGGGGAGCGACCACTGGTATATTCTGAGCTTGCTCTTGAGCCACGTTGATACGTTGCGAGAGGTCGGGGGCTGCCTCAGCCAAGAACTCATCTTCTACTACACTAGCTTTAGCGGCTGCTGTTGGGTCGTTAGGGTCTTGGGTTTGCTTCATGACTGTTAGTGCGTCTTGTAGGTCAGAGCGTTTCTGGTCGGTAAACTCGTCTTTACTGATAGTAGTATCAACAGTTACGTCTATTTTCTTGATATGGTCATAAAACTCATTCCAGTTGATAGCTAGAGCATTAGGATTAGATGGGTCATTAAATAGACCAGGTTCAACAGCCTCTATGTCTTTTTTAGTCTCATCATCTACATATATAACATCATCGCCGTCTTGCTGGCTTACATATAGGTCAAAAGCTGAAAGTATATATTGCTTAATAAAGTCCTCAATAAGGTGGGTTATCTCTTGGCTAGCCTCGTCCATCGTCATACGCTGTGTTTGAGCACCAACACCAGTCTTAGACTGCCCAATAGCACCTAAGTTAGCACTAGGGTTATAGCCTAACATATCAAGGATTTGCCCCTTAACCTCTTGTGAGATGTTGGGGTATTGTTGGCTAGTGGCTGTATCTAGGGTTAGTAGACTTACTTTAGCGTTAGGGTCGGTAGTGGTCATTATGCCCCCAGATTTGAGTGCTGTTGCCCCTGCAAATAGTCCCGTCTTTACAATAGTTGGGTCACTGTTGTATAGCCAAGTGGCTACAACATTTTGGCGTAATGCCATCATAAGGTTCTGGTTAGGACTGGCAAGTCGCACACGACTATCACCAAAAGGCACTAGCTCAGCAGGGTCAATCACCAAAAACAGCACTCTTGGATAACCAAACTTAGACCTGTTGGGTACTGTACGAAGTTCCTGTGTGAGGCTAGGGCTAAAGCTGATAATATCTTCTTCTATATCAGCAGAATAACGTGTAACCATCGTGTAGGTGTCTGCACCGTCTGGGATTGTTCCCTGTTGGCTAGGTATAAGCCACTCAGCATACTCACTAGCACCTGTACCATCTGGACCAGCCTCTAAAAGGGCTTTAATAGCCTTAGTGTTCCAAGTAGTTGTTGGGTTGTTTTTCTCTCGGTTATAAATCTTTTTAAGTTTAGATGGGGTGTATTGTGTCCTCACGTAATGATAACCAGACAAGTTTGCGTCTTGCACGCCTGGCTCAACACCAACATCACTAAAATGTATCAAAGCTGGCTGTATGCCATACTCACCATAAAGACTGGTAGCCTTAACCTGAAAAGCATTAAAACCTCGTGATAATGCACCTCTACCACCTAGCCTGAGCAGGTTCACAAAGCCCTTACCGAAAGTAATAGGGTTTAATATACGGTCATTGACAATAAATCGGCTTACATACGCCTCTTTGGTCTGCTTAGAACCATTGATAGCCATACTAATAACTGGAGCTTGCTTGATAGCCCTACGCATCTGCTGGCGTGTTGCACCAGCAATAGTGGTATCACCTACATTAGGCTTTTTGCCAGAACCACGAGGGTATTGTGCGTTAGCTATGGTGTCTAAGTCTTTGAAGTCAGTAGTATAGCCATAGACATAATCTTTTGACCGTTTCCATTCTGATATTAGATGTGTTATATTCATAAGCTTATTATACTACATCCGCCACTACACCTATCATAACACCTTCAGGGGCAACTGCCACTAGGTCAAATGAGGTATTAGCCAGATTAGATGTAATACTTACCTTATATTCATTTATCACAGGGTTAGGGGTACGAACCCTGAAACGACGCTTAACCTTAGTACTAGCGTTAGCACTGCTTGCACTTGGTATCTCAGTAGACCAATTTATAACTCTAGTATTCCAGCTACGCCATAAGTTACGAGGATTGCTCCAGCCACCTAACAGGTTACGAGATGGTGAACCATAAGTATAGGTCTTGGTTTTAGATTTTAATTTACCCTTTTGGTTGTAGTATGACACTGTAATATTTATCGTGCCTATAAATTCAGCTACATAAAATACACACTGGTTCATAGCGAAAAATGAGTTCTTTTGAGTATTAAATGGTATTAAGGCACTATCTATATTCATTGGGAACGGTGAAGAAGTACCGTCGGGTGCGTCATCTTCTGCTACATAACCCTCTACAAGTTTATAGAAATACTTGCCATCTCGTATATAAGCGAAACTATCCCTATTTGGTGGTGATATTGTGCCAACCCAATCAGCATTTATATCCCAGATATACCATTTTGGCTTATCTTTATTAGCTAGGTCGTAAACAATTATCTGGTTATTGTAGTTAAAGCCTCGTGTCGGCATAGTAAACATAATCAAGTTATTCCAGCCAGTAGATACAATCATATCAAAATTAGCCGTCTTGATTGTTCTATACGTGGTGTTTATAGCCTCTGATACAACGCTTGGGGCAAGTACGTTTTGTAAATTAGCCTCAGTTTTTATAGAAGTTATACCCTCAGATGATGGGAATAACAGCTGATTGAGGTATGCAACTGTACCATAAGATGAGTACACAGCACTAGCACCAGAGTTTAGGTCATCAGCACCCCAGTAAGTAAGTATATTGTTGCCGTATGATAATGTTTTTTGAGTAACTGTTTGTTGCTTAGACACACCCTCTGTGCCAGAAAATAGTGTTAGTAACGAAGGTATGTTCTGGTTGTTACGAAAACCTACAACAGAGGTAGGGTAGTAGTTTGTGCCTTCCAGTAATCGTAGGCTCTGAGCATCGCCACCGAAAGATATACCACCACCCTCAAGTACCACAGGGAAATATAGAGTATATGGCTCGTCAGGATTACCATACATAACAGGTACGTTATCAGCCATGATAGCATTCTTAACCTTAACACCTGCTGTAGTGTTAGCGGTTGGAGCACCGAATAGAGTGATTGGGTCTTGCCCATTATCTACAAAAGTAGTGTTACCTGTTGGTACGTTAGCTTTTAGCAAAAACATATCTCCCACAGCTACAGCAGAGCCTTGTATAGCTATAGCTATATACACGTTACGACTTGTAGCTCCCACTGGAGGTGTGTCATTAAACGTAAGAGTAAGATACTCTGTACCGTCTGTTTTCCATGAGCCACGAGATTTGTTGACCGTTGCTGATAAGATATTACTTATACCTGTTTCGCCACCACCATCTGAGTTATAGGTTATACAGTAATAAACGGTTATACCACCGCTTGTTAGCCCTGTGCGAGCATAAGTTAGGGTATTCACAGGGTTTACTACCGATGTAAATTGGTTCATCGTAAAGTCAGATAGGTCTATATATCTAAGCTGGTCTGTCCCATTCATACACAACAACCAGTTACCTGTACGCAAAAAAGTAGTGATAACGCCAGATGTAGTGGTTATAGAATTGCTACCTCCACAAGCCGTCCAAGAGGTGTCATTCTCTTGGCAGTACCTAACCTTGCCGTCATCAGCCATGAAATAATATATCTGCCCATCATAATAAACGGTTGAGACTTCACTGTTGAACCCTGCTGCATCGGGTAACCACTTACGTTTTACTAGTCGTTTAGTGACATTCCCCCTAGAATTAACCATTACATTACGCCCATAAGAGAACGCATTAGGTTGTATATTATAATCGCCACGCTCATCAAGCCCCATATCAAACGAGGTAATGGGTGATGGTGAGGTTATTTGTGCACCTTTTACTTTTACAGGATTATCTAAAGCCATATCACCAGATTCCGTTTATATAAGCGTAATTATCTCTCTGCATATCATCAAGCTCATTAGTGAGGTTATTTTGAGTGATAGCCTTTTGTAACTCATTATTATATTTCTGAGCAAAACTAGGGCTTAAAGATATTTTAACTACATTAGACAGGCTAGTATTCTTGGCTACACCAAGCACAGCGAGCTGTTTATTGGGTAATAGTGCTATTGCACTGTCATCATTACGAGCCAGTGGTGGTAAATACTCTACTACGTCCAATACGATTGTAGCCCCCAACTCTACGTCTTTAGGTGGTCGTGATAACACCACATTACGCCCTACAAAAGTAGCCCTATCAGGTTTATCCCAAGCGTCATCTACCTGCCGTTGGCTAGGGTCAACCATCTTAAACGTAGCAATAACAGTATCATCAGCACTAATAAACTTTAGATATTTGTTCTGGCTGAATATAGGTGAGCGATATTCGTCAGGTAATGTGAATGAATAAGTAGTCGTATCAGCTATTGTAGCTAAGGTGTAATCATCTACCCTAAGTTTTGACCAATATGCCTCTGTTTCAAACTCATCTTTCCATAAATTAAAAGCCCGTATGAAGTCATCTTGAAACTGGGTTAGGTCATCGCCAGTGTCGTCATTGGTGACACCATTTATAGAGTAGTATGTGTCCTGAGCAAGTGATTCGATATTATCTATGGCTGCCATAAGCTTATTATACTCTACCTGACCTTATAGTGTGTACTATATTGGGCTGTATCCTCTTAATTCTAGGCAGTATTTTAGTTGACTCAGCCATAGTCTGATATTCTCGTACCTTTGGTGCATTAGAGCCAACCCCTGTTAATCTACCAAAATCAGCCGACAGTTTGTTAATTTTTGAACCACCACGTCCACGTCCTGAGCCAGACTTCTTAGCTGAGTATTTTTGCTTTTTATTATCGCCCTTGGCGAATGAAGCCCCCGCTTTAGCCATAGCCTCATCTATTGCCCATAGTTTTTGGTATAGTTCGGGGTTATCATCAGCCATCGCACGCCATTCAGAAAGGGTAGTGTGCTCATATTCATCTACATCTTCAACAGATAAGTTATTGTCTTTGGCTGTTTTTAGACGATTTATCCGTTCTTCGTATTCGGCACGAGTCTTTTTAGATAACTCTCCGTCGTCATTAGCCCTTTCCATAGCCCATTCTTCACCCCTGATAGCTCCGTCTATATCACCATTTTCAAAGGCTTGACGAATACCATCGCTTTCTTTAGGTGTGCTCTGCTCAAGATAATCTAAGTCTCTCAATTTATTACGAGCATTTTGCTTATCTTTCTCTGAAGTAGCCTCGTCTGCCTCTAGTTTTTGTAAGTTATACTCACTAGCTCTACGAGCCTTATCAAAGTCGCCATTTGATACATAGCCCTCTATATCTTTGTCTTTAGTGCTGATACCATCTTTATTAAGCTGTTTAAGCACGTCATTAGCCCCAATCTCTTTAGGGCTAGTTGGACCATAGGTCTGAACCCCTACACCACCGAAACCTGGTGATGATTTTGCTATCCCTTTAGTAACAGTACTTGGCGATACGCCACCAGCTATTTGAGATTCATTCTTAACTGTGTCGTAAGTTCCAGAAACGCCCAGTGGTATAAATAACTTAGCTACTTCACCCCAAGGATTTTTTATAGGTTGACCACCCCTGTCCTTACCCTCTAGTAAGGTAGTACCTAATGCAAGAGTTGGTGAAAGCTTATTCTGCAAGGTATCACCAAGAACTGATAGGCGAGTAGGTTTGCCGAAACCACCAGTGTCTAGTTTGGTTATCTCCCCTGTTGTAGAGTTTTTCTTCTCGCCAGTAAGCTGTCTCGCAGCCAGCACAATATTTTGCTGTAAACCGCCCATGATGTCATAACGGTTATTGCCAACCCTTATCTTACCGAAATCACTAGAACGTGGGTCTGACTCCACATCAGCTCCAGCGGCAACCGCAGCGGCTAAAGTTGCCCCCACAACAGTGGCGAACGAGCCACTAGACTGTAATGCTAGTTTTCTAGCAGCAGGAGACAGTTTTGCATAATATAGGGGGTTGAGCATATCAAGCCTAGATTTCCATAACCTTGCTGAGAACAGCGTATCACTAAGAGCAGGAGCAGCTTTTTCAAACCAGCCAGCAGCCTTACCCGAACCTCTACCAGTAGCAGTATTTATCACCTTACCCAAGTCTGTAAGGTCTTTTTTAGTCCAGTTTTGTATGCCTTTTACGCCACCATAATCATCTATAATCTTTTTAGCTACATTAGCCCTCAATTCTGCAGCAGCACCAGAAAATGCTCTGTCTGAACCAGCTACAACATGCCCCACGCCAACTTTTTTAGCGGCTTTACTTTCTGCTAAATTAGCTCTACCGAACACCTCCTCAGATTTACCAAATACTGCTGGTATATCTAGGTCCATAGACTTAAACACACCGTATAACGACTCACCATTAGAATCAGTTAGGTTGGCAAGTTCTTTCATACCGTTTTTGAACGCTTCTTCGTTCACCGCATATTTAGCCGATTTTGCTTGTGCTGTCGCCCACTCTTTAGGGAATCTTGAACCTAAAACAGCTCCCTGCCTACCGCCAAAAGATAAGTCCCCAGATGCCATAATAGCTCTTGGCAACGACATTATAGACTTAAACACATCGCCAACCCTACCCCACACACTTGGCTGACGAGCCATTTGTATCATGTTTTGGATAGCGTCAGATTTCATCTCACCGGGTTCCATTTTAGCTACATCTTTAGCAGCCTCAACCAATTTACCTCGTAATTCATCTGAGAGGGGTTTGCCAGCCTCATCAGCGATACGCTCTGCATATCTAACAATCTGTCCCTTT